TCAGATGAAGTTAGATTAACTTCTGAGAATTTAACTGACACATTTAATGAATTAAGCGAATTTGGTATTGATTCTATTGAACATCAAGCATATTTATCTGGTATTTTAGACACTGTAGTAAGCGGTGTAGTGAATGGATTAGATAATTTAAATCTTAAATTAGAAGAAAATGAAGACACTTCTTATGGATTTATTGATAAAGATAATAGCATTCACGTTAAGGCTGGCAGAGGACAAGTAGGTAATACTTTCCAAATGAGTGCACAATCTATTATGGTGCATGAATTGGTTCACGCTGTAACTCGTTATGGTGTTAATAAGAGTGCTTCTCTTCGTATAGAACTAAAACGACTATTTGATAATGTATCAAAAGTTACCACTTATGAAGATTTTTTAAATCGAGATTCAGAAGGTAATTTGGTATTTATTGATGAAGCAGCTGAAAGAGCTACTGCACAAGAGCGTTATAATTATATCTTTAATAATTCTGATTCAGCGCAGAACTATCTTCATGAATTCTTAGCCCATGGTCTTACTGATGAGAATTTTAGAAAACAGTTAAGTAAATTAAATAGTTTTGCAGATAAAAAACCTTTAACTGGCACAATATTTGCACGTATTCAAAATATTTGGCAACGTATTCTTGATCATGTAAGCGGTACTATCTATGGTACTACAGATATTAAAGTAGATGATGCACTTAAATCATTGGCTACTCAATTTGGGCAGTATCAACAAAAAAGTAAATATACAGTACGTAGGTTTACTATGTTAGAAAAATCTATCAATACCGAAGCCTCTAAACGTATTAGAACTTGGGTATTAAAACCTCTTGGAGATTTTCTATTAAAGATTACCCCAAATCCTACAACAGTTATCGGAAAAGTAGCTAACGTCATCGGAACTTTGACCGACGAACAGAAGGCGGAAGCCTTCAGTGAGGCGATGTCAAAAGTATACGACAGAATGAAACTTGTAAAAAATGGAATAATTGAATCATTGGTTCGAGAAATAAAAGGCATGACCAAAGATAATTCTATTTATCATGATTTACATAGAATGTCTAAACACGCCATAGATCAGCTAAGGCTGCATGTTGCTACAAATGTAACCGAGTATCTACGTGAAGGATTTAAAGACAAGCAGCCTACTATAGAGGAGGCAGAATCACTATTAAGAGTATTGGTTAAAACTGATATTTCAGCCTTAATGAATACTTATTCAATGTCTGAAATTCAGAAGTTACTCACTAATAAGGATAAATTACAATCTGAGATAGATTCTTATAAACATCAGCTTAAAGCTTATGGAGAAAATGGTAATTATTATACTGCACAAAGTCGTAGTCTTGGATATATGCTTGTTAAAGGTAAAGCATTAGTCGATGAGCAACAATTAAATGCTTATAATATTGCTCAATTACATAATATTGATACCGTTTCTGCTACCGGAGATTTAGATTTTGCAGAGCAAACCATTGATAAATTAGCGTCTCTTTATGCTATTCGCTATAGTAGTTCTTCTGATTTAGAAAACACACTTCGTGTTTTACAAAGAGAATCTGCATTAGATCCAACAGATAATGGAATTACTACATTACTATATTCACATATTGGATTTAAGGAACAATCACTTAAAAGACTTTTCAATGGTAATAAGGTGTTCGTTGTTAAAGGGTATACCCATGAAGTAACAGATTCTAGTGTTGATGTACGAGTAGCTTCAGGAGATACTGATACTGAACAACTAATGTTACAATCTGGATATGAAAAAGGCGATAAACTAGATCCAGATCATTCAGATACTAATCCTAATACTCAGTATATGTATATATCTACTAGCTTTGTACTTAATACTAGATTGAAAGGTACTGTTTCACTTACCAGTGAAATTAAAAAAGGTACATCAATTAGTGAATTATATTCTAATAGTATTGAGGCTAAAGCAGCTGAAAACTTAATTACTTTTAAGAAAGCTAAATCTGTAAGAGAACAATTCCGTAATCCTAATGCACGTAGTCAAAGTGAAAATGTTCTAATTCCTATATTAAATGAACAAGGTAAAACTGCTGGGCATCGTTATTTAATGTCTGAACATCATAAACGTACTATCCTTAATAAGGATGATCGTTTTGATATTATTATGGGTAAAATGTTCGCTAGTATTGATGATAAAGTTAATACTAAAGATATTAATAATAAAGTAGTTGCATTGGCTAGAGCTGATTATAATGATAATTATACTAAATACCCTGAGAAATTTATAGAAATAAGTGGTAAATCTGCTAATCCTGAGTATGCAGAGATTTATTCTTTAATGCCTAAAGATATGCGGAATACCATAAAAAGAGCTTGGGGTGAAGATAAAATTATAATTCGTAAAGAATTAATAGATCTTTTATTTGGTTACCGTAAACGCTCATTAGCTAATGCAAAAATATTATCTAAACATTATAGTGCACAAGCATTAATTAGACAGGCAGAACAAATATGGCAAGAAATTGTTAAAGTTGTTAAAGTAAATATTGTAATAAAAAATCCTGCGGTACTTACAGGTAATGTGGTAAGTAATACCATATTATTAGGTATTAAAGGTGTTCCAGTTAATTATATGTTTAAACAGCAAGCTATCGCTTTACGGGCTTTAGATGCACATAGACAGCAAATATCTGAAAAAGATAAATTGCAGAGAAGACTAGATACCGTTAAGACTTTATCTGAATATCAGAAGGAAGTTCTTAAGGTTAGAATTGAACGTCTGAAAAATGATATTAATACTAATCCAGTAAATGGATTAATTAATGAAGGATTGTTTCAGAGTATTGTAGAGGATGTTAGCCTTACAGAAAATATTTATGAGTATAAGACTAGAATAACTCATAAAATTGAACCAGCTATTAGTAAATTTATTCCTGATGCTGGTGTATCTGTCGCAAAACATTTATATATGACAGGAGATACTCCGCAATTTAGATTAATGCTTAAAGCTACTCAATATAGTGATTTTGTTGCACGATATGCTCTCTATTCTTATAGAACAGAAGTAGAGAATGTAGAGAAGAGTAAAGCCCTTCAAGAAACTATTGAATCATTTATCAACTATGACATACCTTCTGGTAAGGATGTTCAGTGGTTAAATGATATGGGTTTATTTATGTTTACTAAATTTTTATTTAGAATTCAGAAAATCATATTTAGTATGCTTAGAGAAAAACCAGCATCTGCATTATCATCATATGTACTACAGGAGATATTTGGTGATGTATCAGATATTCCTGATTCTTCCTTAATTAGTTTTAGTCTTGGAGGTAGAGCTAACAGTCCTTGGGGGATATTAGATACATTAATATCTGTTCCAGGGACTGATGCTCTTGGTATAACTGATACTTATTAAGGGTAATTTTTAGCTGATTTTCTTTCTTCTTTTTTATATATAACGTATCCTACAATTAAGGTTACGAATATGGCTGTAAAGAATAAAACTATAATAGTTCCCATAATAAAAGGTAATAAAAGAAATATGGCAAGTGCAATTAGAGCAAATAATATTGCTTTAATTGCGTCCCATATCATCATTATTCATCCTCTGGATTTTCAACATTGTCAACAATGGGTGCACCAAAGATAGATTGCCCCATTTTTGGAGTTACTTCAGGTTCACCAGTTCTTTTTTTATCAGCAATACTAATAATGGCTGAATATCCATTAGTACCTCTACCTGCTCTCAGAGAAATTTCTACTTCTTTATTAGTAGTATCAATACCTGAGTGTTCTACATAATCTTTAATAGCAGCAATAATGCTATCATTATCTAACGTAACTTGTAGTCCCATTATTGGTTCTCCCAAAGTTGTTGTTTAAGTAAATAACCTTCTAATGCCCAAATTTTTTGTTTGGCCATATCATAGGCTATACGTCTACCAATATCGGCATCAAAGTTTTCAGGACTAGCACAAGCACTTTCTCCTGTAACCATGAAGCCATTACTAAGTGTTAGTACACAGATAGTTAGTACGCCATTAAATATAGCGTATTCTGAACCATCAATAACACATTCGATTTGCTCGGGGGTAATCCTCGGGGCAGTAAGCCTTTTAGATTGGATTTCTACCTCTATATCTAGGTCTGACATAGTTTCTCCTTTAGTTATGTAAACAGTAGTGGGCAATCATGAGAGCATCACTGCGTCCATCCATTAGTCCACCCTTAGGTCCCCAGATTTCACACCCGGGGTACAGTTCTTCACAGAGTTCTGCCACTCTAGTTTTAATAGCTTTAGAGCGTTGTGCACCTTTGATCTCTTTTGGTATATCAACACCTACGAACTTCTGCCATACTTTTGGCTGTACAGTTTTTAGCACAAATGGTTGTATTTTAAGCAGTGTTTCCACTATTCCTAAATTCTTACCAAAGTTGAAGTTAGATTTAGCACTCATACCGAATAAGCTATGAACATCCTCAATGTATGCCTGATTGATCTGTACTGTCTTAACAGCATTAGATAACCATTCATTCATATGTATCACAGACTTGCTGTTATCCATAAAGTGTATATTAGGTGGAGTATCTGGGGCTATTTGAAGATAACAGATAGCTCCTTTGGCTCCCGGATCGCAGCCTATTACAATATGGTTCACCCTCTGAGTTGAGCCAGGATACGTTTATCCCCCTCACCCCTGATACATACTCCAGGTACAAATGTAAGAGCCTCAGCGACAGCATAGGAGCCATCATCATTATGCTGTTGCGTAGTGACTTGGATTACTACACCGGTAGGTGTTTCCATTGCTTTCGTAGACTTCATCCATCCTTCAGATTCTGAAGAGGCTTTACTCAATAGTTTGAATAGATCTCCGCCAAAGATAACAACATCTTTGACATTATCTTTACAACTATTCTGACAAGTATTACTCATAGTTTTCGGCATAGCTTCTTGCATACTTTTAGCTAGATGCTGTACTTGATTGGCAGGTGAAGCTAAAACTTCATCAGCAATATCTGCTAGTGTAGTTTGGGTTGGTTCAATTACAACAGTATCAGATAAATCAATATCCATATCCTGTTGATTATCAAGATCTTCACCTTGGTCTACATCTTGGTCTAAAATAGACATTTTGTATCCTCTAAAAAAAGTGCCTAACTAGCCTAGGGAATGGGATTGGCTAATTAGGGCTTATGTTGTGGAATTTTAAATCCGTAAACAAGTTTATGCGCTAAAATTATTGCATTATCCCAAGTATCTCCTTGGAGCCAATATTTACTAGCTAACAAGTACTTATCTATGAATTTAAGCATTATAGTAATTATCCAAATAAAGAAGCAGTGTCTGCTGCTTCTGTAGTAGATGTTCCAGTAGGCAGTCCAGTTGATGCACCAGAATCTGTTTTAGTAGACAAATCTTTAGTTTGTCCTTTATTCTTTTCTAACCATTTATCATGGAAAGCAGCTTCTTCACTTAAAGCTTTGATTTCGGCTACAGTCATTCCATCACGAGTACGGAATACTTTGTCGATTTCATTTTCAATACGAGTTTCACCAGTAGATACGTAGATGCCATTATCATCTTTTTGTTTTTTATCTACGATTTGTTTAATGACCCCTAAATCAATATCCGCACCAAGTAAGCTCATAAGAACTTGCTTTTTAACAGGTACTTCTTTCTTTTGGGCGAAATCGTAAATGTTAATAGTTTTTTCTTCACTGGGGATAGTACTGATTTCTTTTCCAATGGCTAATAAACAAATTGCATTTGCAATATTGAATCCAGGGAGATATCGTTTCTCTCCAGTTTCTTGATTATTCTTTTTAACCATGAAGTAATTACGATTTCCTTTGGCATCCCCGGATGTAATATAAATGGTTTGTTTTAGATTCTGTCCTTGCATCGTTTTCAAATGCAAGTTAAGACTCATAGCGCCACCTGAAGACTTATCAATATAAGCCATATCAATTACAAAAGTGTAAATGTCAGATTCTAAGGCAGAATTGCCTCCAATAAAATCAGTATCTTCTGCGATACTTTCATCAGTTTTTAAATTTTCAAACATAATAGCTCCTTAATTAGCTGTTGTAGTAAGAGTTGAGTCGTTTAAATACATTACTCAAGTTATTATCAATATAAAGTTCACTACGATCCCATAGACCCATAGCAGACCTTATTTTTTCACCAATATTACCAGCAGTAATTCTAGTTTGGAATACATACTTAAATCCATCCTCTAATTCTTCATCGGTAATACGTAGTAAATCATTTTCATATGGCTCTAATGCAGCAATTGTCATACGTTTTGTTGCAATAATAGTTGTAAAGTCTGCCTCTACACCAATTTTACCTACAGCTCCCTTAATAGGAACTTTAGTTTCAACGACTAAATCTTTTTCATTATATACATCAGAATCATGCGCTAAAATTGCATAGTTTTTAGTACCTCCTTTTATAGCGTGCATGAATGTTGAGTAGAATTTAGAATACTCTCCCCAACCAGCCATTGTGTCTATAACCCCTTTAGCATTTTTGTGCGTTGCAACATACTGTCTTTCAAATTGGTTCATTAGGAATGTAATAGTATCTAATACAGCTCCTTCTATACTATCTGATGCTTCAATTTGTGAAATAGCAGTTAGAATTAATTTAGGATCTACTAAATCTACATTCTTAAATTTACTCTGAAAGGGAAGTGCTTTTAAATCTGCGTTTAAATAAGCAATTTTTTCTTGGTTTGGTATATACATTAATGATGTAGTTTTTCCAGTAGAAGGGCGTCCTAATACTAATACTACATTTTTATTATTTAAATTTTCCATAGATACACTCCTTATGCCATATCTCGTTTAGTTATAGCTCTTATGACGGAAGCCATGATAGTTGTATCTATTTCAGTTTCAGATAACCCATTTTGTAATTTAGCATTAAATGTCATAATGGTTTGTCTTACACCTGCCATATTGTAACCATTATCTACTAATACTAATGCATACTTAATTAGTTGATTAGATCTGTTACCTGTAGATGTATTTAATAAGAACCATCGTTCCATATTATTTAATGACTCATTATCAATAAATTTCTGAGTTTGTTCTTCTGCTTTTTTAGTCTCAGGAATAAACAACATTGCATCTAATAATGCTCCGTCTTGATATTCATAATGTCCATTATATGATACCCACTTACGAGAACAATCTTTAGTAGCGGTATCCACTGTAAATGGTAACCAATTAAATACGTTTACCATAAATTGGCTATAGGTTTGTGGATTTAATTTTACTATATGACTTAAAGGAAAAATTATTCTAAATCTATTAAGCTGTTCTGTATGTCTTTTTGTAGTAGCAAAAATACATTTATAATCTTTTAATAACAGTTTTGCAGTTTCTAATTTAACTTCAGAATCTACATCCACAATAACTAAATTAAATCCTTGTATTAGATTATCAGAATTTCGATATCCTTGAAGAAATTGATGTGCAGCATAGTGGTATCCAGATGCAGTTATAACTTTATATAGATCATTAAAGGGAGCCATTTCTGGTTTAAATCCTTTAGTTATATCTGTACTATAAGATAAAATCATCTTATTAAGATTAGTAACTTCCATTGATTCTCCTTGTAGAAATTCAATGCCTTCATCATAGGTACGTTTGATAATGATATTATTTTTATACCCATACGCTATTGCTAGTGCCATCATATCTTTCATTTGTGATGTACTACCTTTATAGAAAGCTAGATCTTCTACCAAATCTACTTGTGTAACTTCTCTTCCAGCATTAGCAATATATTTTGCTAATTTAACGTAGTTGCGTTCTCTGGTTAATATTTGAGTAAATGCTGTGCCAGAATCTTCTACTAATTTAATTGCACTATATAAATGGTCTTCTGTAATATCTGAAGACCCATCAATAAATGCATATGCACCTGCAAGTTTAAGCGCTTTAAAATATCTATGAGCTACTTCAGCTTTTAATATTTCTTCATGATCTCGTAAACTATCTGATAATTTATCACAAGCAATTTTATACTTAATAAGTTCAATGCTTACATTTCGTGCAATAGCAAGAGTTGGAGCGAAATTACTTACATCTGCTAAATTTTCTAATTGATTAGCGAGTACTTCCAATACATCAGAAGAATTACTATCAGTAAGAAGAGTATAAACTTCTTCAGGAGACATATGCATATCTCTATGGGAACTTCGAGTGTACCCGAATAAACATCTTCGGGCATATCCTGTTTCTAACATCTGGTAGAATTCTTCTTCTACTTTACTACCGTTAAGTAGTTTAGATGGTGTTCCAAATAACATCATATTAGTTGGAGTACGTCCTTCAATTTCTTCACTTCTACGATTTTCAGCGGTATTTTTTGTAAGTTTTTGTTTTACTTTACCTACATCAAATAATTCTAGAAATGTAGCTAATACCTCTGTATTAGCCATAAGATTTGAACCAATCTCATCCATTTCAAAATTAACTGATCCAGCATCTGCCATTAATAATAAATGACGCATTTGTTTTACAGCAGGAGTTGTACCAGAATCAAAAGAAAATGCTAATGTTCCTAAATTATCAAATTCTTTTTTTACTTTTTCAAGTATAACATCAGGGTCTTCGTTATATTTATTGGCTCTTGTTACAGCAATACGTGCTAAATTAGTTTCACTTACTGAAATGAACGTTTCATTTAAAAATCGTTCTCTAAATTTATGAATTACTTGTTCTTCTACAATATTTGTAGAATGTCCTTTGCCATGTCCAGAATTTGCTAAATTTAGTGCATACAAATTGACAGGAATAACTCCTCTATCTGGAGTTTGAATATTAGTTCGCATCATAGAAGCAACTTTAGCGAAATAATATGCTACCAATACACGAAAGAATAGAGGATTATTATTTTGCGTCTTACGCATTAATACGTCAACTAATCTTTCTGCTGGCTCAAAATATGAGACAGTACTTAGGTCTTTCATTTACACCTCCATAGGTGATATATGTTTTTTGGGGGACCATATTTTAGCATAAGCAGTCACTCCTTTGTTTAGTATTAGGTTCTT